ATGTGCATTTTAAACCTTGGTATGGTAGATTTTCTCCATTGACTACAATCCATGTCTGTGTTAAATCTTCTATTGTGTTTGGTGATGGTGGAAAAAAGGGAACACCAATCTTTAAATCTGCTAGTTTTTCTTGAAGGTATTTATTAATCCAAAGCATTGGGGTGTTTATTAAAAGTTCTTCCCCTAGAGTTATTTGCTCTTCATTTGTATATATTGTCATTATCTAATTACCCCCGCATTTGCTACCCATCTATAGCCAGTAGATATTCCTGCTGATCTTCCAGCACGACTTCCTTTTGGCAAATTCTTTTTGTATGATGTTGGATTTTCAAAATATTGAGCAAGTCCGCTTGACTTTAAAAATGCCTGTGTAAAGTATCTTCCAAAGAATGTATCAAATGCTTTTTCAAATCCATCTTGAGTTTGTCCTCCTGGGTTTGAAACAACGACTGGTTTCTTTGTAAAAACCATCTCTCCATTAATATCAAATGCAAGTGCTTGTGCATTTTTAGGTGCTATTACGACTGGCCTGCTTTCTTCCATTATTCTTGCTTTATTAACAAATGGTTCCGTCCCGCCTTCTTGAACTGTTCTCGATTGTCTAAATACAGATATAAATGAAAGTCCAATATTACTAACTGTATAGTTTATGTCAAATAGTCTTGCTGATGGTGATCCTACTTTGTACCATTCGTATACATGGTGTAGTGTTTCTGGAGATACACGAGCATTTGTGTCTATAAAATTTGATGCTATTTGCACAACTTCTGGACCAATGTTTTCAAAAAAATCCTTTTTGCCCATCTGTACTCCGTCTACAAAACCAGTAGAGTAGTTTATAACATTGTTCATTTTCTTGTTAAATGACTTTGAGTCAAACCTTAAAGTTATCAAATGTCTACCGCCTGATTTTCAGACCTACGAATAAGAAGGTTGTAGTATTCAACCCCACCAAATGGACCAACAAATGGTTCTTGTGTTGCTATTTCAAATATTGTAGACTTGCCTGATCTTGGTCCAGATGTTTCTACATAAATTTCATTACAATTCTTATCTCTTATATTCGTTAAAATAATGTTGGTCATCGCATTGTTTGAATCAAGACTAGAAACTCTAATGTCTGTCTTGCATCTTCCAATCAAAATACTTTTCTGTGTGATATTTACATTAGGAACAACTTCTTCTTTTGTTGCAGATCCAGCGGAGTTAAAGTTGGCTGCTATTGTTCTATCGTGTATCCAGGACTTCTTTACATTTCCGTATGGGCCTTGCTCAACTATTGGGTAGTAAACATCTGCCTGCATTGGAAAAATATAGTCTGGTTGCTCGCATATCATCAAATTATCCCTGGCTTAACAATGGTCTTAACATATTTCTGAAGTATCTTATCTACCAAAAAATTACCAGTGCCACTAAGCATAGTTTTGTCAAACTGAATTCTGAATTGATCTGTGTTGTAAGCAGTTACATATCTCTTGTAATAGTCTAATTTTCCACATTTAAGATCTTCTATAAGCAATTTTGTTGCATATTCTATGTCTGCTGGAACAGTTAAATATCCATAATCTACCAAGAAAGTGTAATCATAGTTTACTGGAAAAGATGTTCCGACAGCGCCATAATCAGCAATATCTCCTCTTCCAATCACAAGGTTTGGCCCTGTAGACTCGTATCTGTTAAATTCTCCTGCTTGAACTTTTTGTATTGCAGTTCTATCTGGAGTTATACAATATTCAGATATGTTTAAATCTGGTGTTAATCTATCATAAACTAAGACATTGTTTTCGTAAACTTTAAATATTCTATAAACTTTTTCCCATAGTGGAAAATAGTCTGAGCCATTTCCAGTTCCAAGCACTGTAACCTTTTTGTTATAAAATCCTTCTGGAACAAATGTGTCTATCATTGATCTTGCCACTAATTCTAATGTTGTGTATTCAGCAATTTCAGATGCCGTAGTTCCCATGGTATTTGGGTCAACGTATGGTCTTATTAGTTCGTAATATTCTTCGTGAATTAATTCTTCACTCTCTTCATTTGTAAAAATCTCAACTCTATAGTTGTTATCGTATCTTCCAGGAAGTTGTATATTTATATTATCTCCTGTAGACGATTCTAAAAATTCTAAAACCTGTACTGAAAGGTCCGCCATATCTGTTACTCTTGCATAGATGTCTGCATCGTTGTATCCAGAAGGAACAACAAAGTTTACTATGATGTCATCATATGGCGGAACTCTCAATATCTCCATTTTTACTTACCAAATTCCCTGGCAACTTCTTCTGGAGTTGCTGTACGGATGTGAGAACGAGTAAGCCACTTTTCAGCATCATCTTTGTCAACAATGTTATAGCCACGATAGACCTTTCCTACCTCTGACCAAGTTACGTTTTTTGTTGAGTAAAGTGCTACTGTTTCTTTCTTTGGTGCAGACTTTGCGCTCTTCTTTCTTTCAGGTGCCTTTGGTGCAGTTGTTGCTCCGATTACACCTTCTGCAACTGATCCAAGTGCCTGAACTTCTTCAGGTGCTTCGTATGCAGGTGCTTCGACAACTGCCTCAGCAGCCTCCTCTACAACTGGAGTTTCCTCAACATGCTCAACCGCTGGGGCTTCTACAACAGGCTCTTCTGCAACTGGTGCTTCAAAAACTGGTGCTTCGTGTGTTGTTTCTTCTACAATTGGATTTTCATTAATGTTTTCCATAATTCCTCCTTGTTAGTATTATATCATTATAAGTAATAAGGGGAGCAGGAGAACTAACTCCTACTCCCCCTAAAATGTACTGTTTACAGATTACTCTGCTGCAGCGTCAGCGAATGCAATTGCATCCTGCTCTTCCCATTGAATACCGAAGCGAACGAAGACTGTATATTCTACAGTGTCCTTCTTTGGCTTGTACTCACGGTTTACTGTGATGTCACGCTGGAATCCCCATACACGGTTCTGTGGGAATGTCAAGTCGACATATCCTGCAGGGTAGTAAGGAACTTCCTGAACATCAATTCCGAGAACACGAGTTGTACGTGCTCCACCGAATGTTTGTCCTGCTCCATCAAGATATGCTTGACGGTTTGCAGCAGTACCTGCTGGACGATTAGCAAATGCTTCTGCTACTGCGTCTGCAAGTGTACCGTTGTTTTTGATGATTCCTTGGAATGCATCTGTACCAGCATAGAACTTCAAGTTAGACTTGATAGCACGATACTTACGTGGCATTGCTAGAATGATCTTCTGCATTGCGTCTGTTGACCAAGTGTCATTAGCAACTGTTACAACTGCTTCATGAGCATCTCCATCAGTCTTGACCTTATTTACGAAACCTTCCATGATTGAAAGGAAGTTTCCTGTTGCGCCATCTCCGTTGATTGCAAGGTCTTCGATATCATTACCGAAAGCATTTGTCATCAAACGGACAATGTGATCTTCTAGTGCTGCACCTTCGATGTTATCTTCTAGTGCTTCTGCAGATACTTCCCAGTCAAGACGAATCTTCTTTGTAGTCAATTCAACCTTTGAGAATGTTGCACCTGCGTTTGTGTAGTCGCCAACTGCTTGCGCTGCTGCACGAATTACACGCTCTCCGACGTTTACCTTTTCGAGTTCCATTGTGTTGGCTCTCATAGTAACGCGACGGCCATCTTGGGCGAGAATGGTAGCATCCCACACGTAGTCAATAAAACGACGTGCTTGCTCTGGGCGTAGGATACCTGATCCAGCCTCACCTGAAGGGTTAACTGCATTTGGTCCAGATGTTACTCCTGATAGTGCTGTTGGGATATTACCCAAGACACCACCATCGGTGTAATTACCTGGTACGTTTGAACCTGCTTCAGATCCAGATGCGAATGCACCTTGTCCCTGATACAAACCTGGTGTTGTTCCACCTAGTTCACCTGATGTTCCAGGCTGGTTCTTTTCTATATTTTGTTCCGACATATTGTCACCTCCTAGTGAATTTACTTATTTATTTTTAATTGAATAAGTCGGCTGTTTTGAGGAAACTACCGCCCCATAGGGATTTTTCAACCGTTTCAGGCTGATTCTGTACTATCTCGCCGAGATCGCCAGACTTTCGGAAAGCAGTGTCTTGCTCTACAAGTTCCACACGCTTACCAAATTCATTGAATTCACTTGACACTGCTGCAATATCTTTTGCAACCGCTTCAAATGATGTTTTTGCTGCTTCAACATCAACCTTTGTAGACTTAAGCATTTCTACTTCTGCCTGCAATGACTTTACTGTTAAAACTAGATCGCTAAAGGCTGATTCTAGAGTATTTTTGATTTCTGCAATTGAATCAACTGCTTCGTCTGATTTAGATACTTCTGTAACCTCTGCTTCTGCAACAACCTCTACGGCTTCATTAGCCACGGGGGTTTCTTCTGCTACAACGACTTCATCAGACTTTGCAACTTCTACTGCAGGAGTTTCAACTACTGTATCAACCTCTGGAGCGACCTCAACATTTTCTACAACTGTATCAGTTTTTTCAACTGCTACATCTACTGTTGTTTCTTCTGTCATAGGTTGTACCTCCTTGTTAATCTTAGAAGTATTAATGCCTTTAGCACTATCAACTAAGAATTTTATCATTTGTGTTTTTTCATTATCCGTTTTTTCAACGAACCCTATATTTTCCATTTGTTCTCCACTGACTGGGCTGAGTTCTGATTCGTTCTCAGATGATATTACAATACCGTTTTCCTTGTCGTAAAAAACATTTTCTAAAACCGTTAAGTCTCCCTTTATAATATCTACACCATCAACTTTTTCAACCGATACTATATTGGCAAATTGATTTGCTGGTGAATCTACAAGGCTTAACTCTATTAGGTCGTAGTCTTTAATAATTCTAATTTGTGAGTCTGACTTCTCGTCATAGCCGTCATCCCACTTGTTCATGCGTCCACCAATAGAAAAACCTGTTAGTGTTCCGTCTAGAACTTTTTCCCAAGTATCTTGTGCACCCTTTGAGACATAGGCTGACACAAAAACACCTCTATAAAATTTCTTTGAATCTGGATCAAAATACTTATCTTCTTTAAAGTTAACCATTTTACCTACTGCTAATGGCTGATGCATTTCTCTAATGTTCCCACGGAACTTTGCAAATGCTGCCATACTTGCTTCTGCTGTTACGATGTCCATCTGCTTGTCTAGGTTGTCTAATGATGCAAAACCAGAGACAATACGCCTTTCCTTATCAACCTTACTAAAAGGCATTGATAGACGAAGATTTTCCCCATCTGAATTCCAATGGGCTTTAGATATATTGCTCACCACTATATTATACCCTCCATTTTATACAAGTATCACATTCTGGACAAATCGGACATCAGGGAGTTTTTCTTCCTTCGCCCTTTGGATTTCTTCCAGCAACCGTTGATGAACTATCAGAGTTGTTGTTTGTTCTCTCTGAATCCCTAGACCTTGTGGTTGTTGCTTCTGCTGCAGCCTCTGGCTTAAGGTTTAAAACCTCATCGCCACCATCTCTTTGTGGCATATCAAGAACAACTCGTGCCTCATTTGGAGTCATGATCTGATTCTTTACATATCTCTCCAATATTTGAGACTGTGCAATTTCGTCAGTTAGCGTTAGTTCATTAAACACAAACTCAACGATGTCCGTCTTTTCACGAATAATCTTATTGATCATTTTTTCTAGTTGTCTTTGTGCTGGCCTAGCAACCTGCTCTTTGAAGGTGCGATCCTGTGCAAGTGCTGCTGCGATAGATGCAGAATCGCCACCCCCTAATTTTGAAAGTGGAACTTGATGTGCTACTAGAATGTCATCACGGTTTTGTTTACGATACTCCTTGAAGGACCCGTCTTGTATTCCATCTTCAATTGGTTCCATTTTAAATTCAACTTTGTTGTTTTCGCTATCACCTGGAAGTGGAATATAAATGTCTGGAACTCCATAAAATGTGTTTAATGGCGAGTATTGCTTGAAATGAATAATCTCATTTGGTCTTGAATCTGTTGTTAGTGGGTTTGGATTTCGTGCTCCAAAATTACGGAAGTAGACAATCTTGTTTCCAATAATTTGTACATATCCATCCTTTAATCTGCGGACTCTCATAGTAGTTGCTGGAATATGTCCAACATATCCAATATCACCACGGGTAGTTCTTCCTATTTCTAGATACCCATTTCCAGTTGACTGAAGATCTGTATAAACCTTTTCCATTGTAGCCGTAAAAGAATCATCATCATTAAGAGACTCTAGCCAATCACGAAGTTCTATCTTTGTTCTTTCAATACGCTTTCTTGCTTTTTGCGTTGCGCTATTGTCCTCAGATGATTCAAGTCTAAGCATAGTTCTTGGAGAAACCTTGAACTCATAGCCTAGCCCAACAATGTTTTCTACCTTTGCATCAATTGCTGCGTGGTTTGCAAATGATGTATCATAGTAGTTTGCTAATTCATAAAGGTTCCAAGGTGGTGTAATAACATCAAACATTCCATAGCCATTTACATATACTAGCCCTGGGTTTATTTCTTTTGACTGTGCTCCATCAATACCGCTTTTTCCTGCTAACGCAGACGTTGTGTATTGTTTTGTTGGCTCAACCATTTTTGTAGAAAGTCTGCTTGTTCGTCTTTTAAAGTTTGCATCTAAGCCATCTAAAGTTTTTAGTGTTTCCCAGTTGCCATTAAATGGATCTGACTTAGAAAACGGATCATCTTTGCTAATTGCACGATCAATGCTTGCTCCAATAATAACTTCTTTTTCTTCCATTATTCTTCATCTCCATATTTTGCTATAGTATCTTTTGCTGCTTGTACAGCGCCAAGATCGTTAAGGCTTGGGATTAGTCCTGCCTTCATTCTATCTACTTGCTCTGAGTATTCTTCTTCTGAAACTCTTGTAAGGCCTGGAACGAATATTGCTTGGCCATCACCTGGGTCTCCATAATGCATTGCTGCCTCTTTTAGTTGAGCAATCTTTGAAATATCATTTTTATCGGAAGGAATGTTTAAAACAGAACCATTTCCATCTGTAAACCATTTGCCATTTGCCTTCTTGTAGACGTAAAGACCCCAGTCATAGTTCTTTTCAATGACTTGTCGTCTTACATTTTTAACAATTGGCTGACCAGTTTTTGGGTCTATTAGTGAATCCATATCCACCAGTATACCATATTAAACTGGATCAACAACGAATTTGGACCAACCTACGTCAGTATACAATGAATATCCGTAGTCTTTTAAGGTTATTGGCATATCGTCATTAACAATTATCTTGTTTGTGCCCGTATAACTCTTATAAACCTCTGACGGGTTTACACCATAATAACTAGTTTCTGACAAAACAAGGACCTTATTCCAGTTAAAGGATGGGGCATTCCAGAACTCCCAGTCTAGACCAGACCCAGACAGAACCTTTACTCTAAACCAAGGTCTTTCAGAAACGTTCTGAACCTCTTGCAAGTTTGTTGACTGGTAATACGAAATACTATTAAATAGCAATGGGCCAGTCAGCCTAATAGCACCCTCAAAAGATGAAAAGATTAAACTGTCAGCAAAATTTATACCCAAGAATCCCCACTCTTGTAATGTCAGAACTGGCTCCTTTACAATTTTTCCATTCCAATAAAACCCTATTCCGTCTTGAACTAAACCAGTCTTTGCATCTATTGCATATATCTTTGCTCTTCTTCCGCTTGGGTCACTAGCAACCATGTAGAACTTTATGTATGCTGTTTTGCTTTCTATTTCAAATATTTGTGTTGGGGCATAGGGGAAATAGTCTCCGTCAAACCTAACTGCCATCTGCATTGCAATTGCTTTAAAGTCGTTTGCTCTGCTCGTATTTACTGGAATTAAAAGTCCCCTGTTTACGAATGGATCATACTGTCCTCTGACTTGCACCCCACTTGTTTTAGTTAGATACAAGTATGATGACGATCCGCTATAAATTGAAAATGGATTTTGTTTTTTAAAATCATAGTATATCCCAGTCTTTGTATAAGGATAAATGGGAGTTCCAAATCTTGTTCCTATTGGACTTGCATCTGATTCGTTAAGTGCTTGAGAAGCATAGGAAAGTTTTTTGATATTAACATTATTTGTGTCTGAGTCTTTAACCTTTATGTCAATGTGAGTAACAATAGAAAGATCATTAAAGTCTACTCCAGAAGGTGGGTAAATTATCATGTTATCTACAACTTCATATTTGGTCGTCATCCAGTCTGGGCCTGGAACTAAAATTCCATTTCTAGAAGGTCTTTCTGTTTTTGTAAAATAAAATGGAGTTTGATTTGCTCCATGACTCATATGTTCTTTGAATTGGCAACCCATACTGATTTGCAAGTTCCGCATATGTCCATGCAACTGGATCAGTTTCTATTGCAATTGTTTTTGATGGTATAGGATAATCAATATTAAACTGTATAAAGTCAAGATCAAAATATTGATCTCCTCTTTTATCAATAACAGATTCAGCAAAGTATGTTAATGGTATCTGATCTTCCCAGTATGCGTTTGCAGATACAGACAATTTGTAAGTATTAAAAACTTTGTTTGGAGCAAGAGTATAACTGGCAACATGATCAATGAGTGCATCTTCTTCGTCAATAAAAACTCCTCCACCAGAAATACCTCCATTAACAGTGCCTGTTGTTCCTCCAGACGGTGGCATAGAAGTAGTGTCTATTCCACCATCTATATTGATTAATTGATTATTTTGATATACGGCGAACAAATCTTCATTCCATATGGGAACGCCTAGTTCATTAAACAGTCCCCTGATTTTTTGAAAATTATACTTTGTGCAAAATCCAACCTTATAAATTTTACCAGTGAAGGTTGATGTTCCATCTTTTTTGCCACCCACGTATAATCTTAAATCAGATAAAGATCCAAAAAAATCTGATGCCTTATCCCCAAACCGTGCAACAAAGGCTGGAATATTTAATCCAGCGTCCACTAACTCTCCTGGCTCAGCAACTAAAGGAGAGTATAAAGTTTGCAAAGTTCCATTAGAGTTAATTGAATATGATATTTGGTTATCATTTAACTCTATTGCAAAATAACTGGTACTGTTTTCTTTTTCAATTCTAAACAATGTTTGTGTCTGAGGGGATGATATGAAAAAAAGTTTGTTGGGTCTGAAGACTGCGCTATATTACAATCCGAGAACAACTCATCTTCTGTTTTTGAAGATAACAAAATTTGTGGCAGTGGATTTTTTGAAACAGAGAGCGCTTTGTTTTGTATTAAGGTGTTGTCGTTAAATGCCTGTTTCCAAGATCCTATTTTTGGATACTGATAGTTAGCAGAATAATTTGCAAAAGCGTAATCAATAAAAACAGAAGTTCCACTATAAGATGTATTAATGTTTTCTGGTATTTCAACACCTTGACCAAAGACAAACTTTCTTTTTGTAACAGCAGTTGGTACTACATAAGGATAAATTGCAACACAATCTATATCAATTGGAAACACGTCTTCGTGTGCATAAAAACCTATCCAGTCTTGATTTTTTTGATTTACTAACATTTCTGGAAATTCTAGAGAAACAGGATCATAACTAAATGATATTACTTCCTGTCCATTAATCACAAGAGAGGCAGTGTCTTTACCAAGTCTTAGATGCACAAGCATTGGCCTTGTCCATTCGCCAACATAGTAGGTTTTATAATCGCTACCTATTTTTAATCCTATAGAAGGACCATCGACATAAATTCCATCATCAGATGCTATTGGGCCAATTATTCGTTTTATATCATTTGTGTATGAATTAACTCTAAGCCAAGTTTCTAATGTATATTGCTTAAATTTTCCAGATTCATTTAAAAATCCTAAGCCAGGAACTATTAATGATGGATTTGTATCGTTAGGGTATAAGGATGTCAAACTAGATGTTCCATAAACAATGGGGATTCCTAAATTTTTTGCTTTAAGCATGTTGTCAGAAACTAAGTAATATGCGTCAAGTTCTTGTAGTCCGTAGCATTTGGCAACAACTGCTTTTTGAGGAGCAAGAGATATTTCTGATGGAAGGTTTATTGGAGTAACCCCAAGAGAGGTGGAGGAAAACTCTTCTGACCATTGTCCGAATGTTATTCCATTTACTAAAAATGCGTCTTCTGTTTCTGATCCTCCGATAAAGTTAATTTTAAATACTAGTTGTATTTTTGAATCATCTGGAGGGGTATCAAATGTTTCTGATATAAATATCCAGTTGCTATTAATTACGGTATCATAGTTTTTTAAATGTCTAACAATTTGCCCACTGGTTGTATCTTCATATTGATAGCCAATTTCAAAACCAGCAATATAAGAACTTTCAGAATAAAAATATCCACCGACAGAAAATGTTTTTAGATATGTGTTTAAGTCTTTTAAATCCATAATCTCATTGCTTATTGCAATGATAGATGCTGACTCATTGTTGGTTGGGGTTGCTGTAATTTTGCCTACATAACTGTCGATAAATGGTTCGTCTGTTGAATTTACGTGATCTTCATATGTACCGCCAGTAATCGTCCAATTAGAAAGATTTCTTTGCGCTTCTGAAATTAAAGAAATATAGTCTGCGCCGTCATCTAATGCCCATAAACCAGTAGGGTGCTCTGCGAACACTTTCTCTGCGTATAGGTTTGATGGAGTAGACATTATGAGTCTATTTTACCACAGAAGACTATTTATTTATCTTAATTTCACAATAGTCGGTTGTGCAATAGGACTCTCCCTGAGCCTCTAAATTATCTATGCCGTCATAAATAGCACTAAAGTCAATATGTTTCAACTTGCCAACATACGACTCATATTGCACTTCAGTAATCTGAGTATATGGCTGCTGTGGATAAACAGTATTTCCCATTGGTAGGAATGAGACTGCCTTTAATTGTCCCTCGTACATATGCAGTGCTGGAACAACATGCTTTGACTCTGTTTCCTTGTCAAATGAAAGTGTTACGGAAACACCATTATCTGACCAATACTTCTGAGCAGTTGCAGCAAGTGCAATTTTTTCAAATAATGTAACATCTTTTTCAGATCTTGGATGACCTGATTTAATTGGGAAGTATACAACTGATGTGTTTGCTGATACTACGTCGTCTTCAATTGTGTACCCCGCTGCTTTAAACAAGTGCATCATTGGGTCTGTGTTTCCAAATCGAACTGCACGAAGAAAGAAGTTTCCTCCAGGTCCCCAGTGAACTCCAGGAGTTGCACCAGAAAGAATTGAAACTGATCCTGATGGCTTAACCGTTGTTACACGAATTGATTCACGAACACATAGCCACTCAGAGTACTGATGATCGTAGTGACGAATCTTATTGTAGCCTTCATCCATCCATTCACGAACTGCTGGCAAGCCTTTTTGATCTGCAAATGATGCAATACCAGTAAGTGATGTACCAATACGACGATTGCGTTGCATGATACCGTTTGTTTGTGGCCAGTGTGTTGGAACAAGTGTTACAGTCTTTCCATAAAGGTATGCAAACTTCAGGGTACGCAGGAAGTCTTCCTTAGACTCATGACGATTTAAGTGCACTTCTACAAGCGTACATAATTCGTATGATTCCAATGGCTGCTCCGCACATGGGTTAAATCCCATCACACGATAATCCTTACCATCTGGCGCATCCTTTAGTCTGCCATAATTACGAGCAACATCAAGCCAGATAAAACCTGGTTCTCCGTTTTCTGTAATTAAATCTACATAGTCTTCATATTTTGTTCCTACCTCTGCTGAGATAGAGTTATTAGACATCCACGCCCATCCTGGATTTTCTGGATCAAAGGAGTTGCGTTCTGGAAATGACTCAGAGTTCTTTAAATTCATAAACACGTCATCTCCAGCACTACCCAAAGCAAGGGTTGCTGAGCGTCTTACGTTACCTGATACCACGCAAGTACCTATTAGATTTACAAGGTCTACAATAGCACGAGAGTCTAGGCTTTCTCCAGCCCTGGAGCCTATTACACGGTCTATTTGATGGTGTAACTTCATAAGGGGTGCAGGACCTGATGCAACGCCTCCAAAGCCCTTTATAGGGGCTCCTAGGGGCCTAATTAGATCATAGTTAAACTTCTGGATGTTTTGGTTTGGCCTGAGATATGAATTAATCAAAACTCTTACCGATTCCACCCATCCCTCACGAGTATCTGGAATTTCAAACACCTGTTCTGGTTCTGTTGGGGCATAAATAGAGAAATTCTTATCTTGTCCTACTGTGTCAAACCCTACACCAATGCCAAGCATCAATGCATCCATAACCCAAGCAAACAAGGCTCCTGGATCATTCTTATCAAGGTCTTTTGTAGATACCATTGCACAATTTTGAAGTGCTGCTGAGTTCTTTTTCTCCATAGTCATAGGAGTTCCAAATGCCCACATTCCTCGACCTGGTGGTGTCCATTTTAATTCAAACATTCTTTGGAATGCTTCTTGTGCAGACTTTTGAGCCTTGTAGTCATTCCAAGGCAAACGGTTTTCTTTAGCATGATTCTTTTGAACTGAATACATCCCCTCGATTACACGACGACAAACTTCGTGCCATCTTTCCTTAGTTCCATCTTCCTTCATGCTAGCAGTGTTTTGTAAAAAGTAAAACTCTCACCCTAAAGTAATGATTTACTTAAATATTTTTTTAACCCAATGCTTCATTCTATAACCGTTTTGAAAAGAAGATCTAACGCCTTTTCTTTGTATTTCAGTTAATAGTGGATTATGGTTTGGATCAACTGTCATTTCCCAGTCATCTCTTTTAAAAGGAAGTATCTGGATTATTGGAGTTCCTTGCTTAATTACTCCTTCAAAATCTTTTTCTAAAAAGAAAGATATATGTCCATCTGAAAAAAAATTATCAGTATCAACTATAGCATCCACTGTTTTAATTGGAATATGTGGCTGATGCGCTGGACTAGTGAACAGTGTGCTATACCCTGGTGGAGTTTTTACCATCCACATAGGATGAATTCTTAGTATATGATTTACATAAAGATTAAGATCTATGGGATAGTGAGATACTTGTTCTGTTGAGTGATTTGCAATTATGTGACCTTGATGAGATTCAAACTCTCTAGGTATCTGAAAATCAAGTTTTCCATCTTTTGTATTAATATATAGATCTACTGGCATTCTAAAAATATATCCCATAGACATTGCGTCAAAGAATGGCTGACATTTTTTTACTGTAAGTTTTAAAGTTCCGCCTTCATATTTATCATCAATAAGTCCTGGTTGTTTTTTATACCATTCTGGAACAAGTTTTTGTCCAGGCTCTGGTAGTGGAAAAATAGATGCAAACTCTGGTAAAGACGACAGAAACTGAATATTATTCATTTAGTACCTTTCTTATAAATACATTATATCACATTGACAAAATTTTAGCATATTCATAAATTTCTTGATCTATACCATTTATTTTTCTTAGTCTATCAATTTCTTTTTCTGTGAGCATTGAAACACAATCTTTAGTGGTATATTCTATTCCGTCTTGGGTTATGCTACTTGTGTTAATTTTATCCTGTAAATACTCAATTTTTACATTATAGTTATCTAAAAACCAATCCTTAATTTTTTGCAAAACTGGATCAATATTGTCAGAAGTTCCAACCATTGACATACTTTTTAGTCTAGACTTTGCCAAATCTAAATTTGTTAGTTCGTTACTAACGAACCAAGTGTTTGGAAATCCAAGACCAAAGGGCACAATTAATTCGTCTTTAACTGACTGAAATTTTTTTTCTGACTCAAACCTTCTGCTATCTGCAGAATTGCACAAAAATCTAGCCTGATAATTTCTTAGTCCAAACATATTTTCATCTTCAAAAAGATAGAATCTAAGACGACCAAGGTATCCATCAATATCTTTGTATAATTCTTTGTATCTTTCTTCGTACAAGAAATTAAATTGACTAACAGATCTTTCAACTGGGTCTCTTAAAACTGTAACTGTATCTATTTCGGGAATAATTTCAATTGGGTAAGTTCCAAAATGCGATCCTATATAAACACAAGATTTTAATTTTTCCTCTGAAACAAAAGCACCATTATATATAAAATAATCGTTTATGTTGTTTTTTTCTAAAGCAAGCCTTATTGCCTCTGTTATAAACTGACCTGCGGTTTTAGGTATATGCAAAAAGTATAACTGTTTCATTTTTACCATTTACCAATAGGACAAGAAGAGCCTTCAAGTCTTGTTTTAAGTTTCATAAAACATCCGCACTTGGTGCAAGTTGTTGTTGCCTTGATTAACTCTGGGCATGCCTGGCATATTGACATTCTTGTTTTTGCTGTTTCTGTATCTACCTTTTTTTGTCCTGGATTTAGCATATGCCATGGTCTTGCATCTCCGAGATTACTCTTCCATTTTGACCAACTGCTTGTCCCGTCTTTAAAAACCTGAGTATTATCTGCTTTAACAAATGCATCGTTTATTAATCTATCCCCTACTTCAATATCTTTATATTCTGTTACATCTATAGCCTTCGCTCCAGTTTTAAATGCATTTTTCCACATAAGTTCTTGTTCTGTTCCTTTTGGAAAAACCATAGCAAAAAATAATCTATTATTTGATATAAATCCATATCTTGAAAATTGAGATGTATCTAGTGCTGGCAATGCTGATCTATTCATAGATGTTCCATCATATGCCAATACTTTTTCTTCTGGATTATAAGAAAATGTAGATCCCGTCCAAATATCTCCACGCATAGCAAGTGGATAATATTCTAGATCTATGCCTATTGGGTTATTATTAAACCCTTCTTTATATCCAGCAGCAATAGAGTCTTCTACTGCAATTGCATGGAAAATATAAAATACTTCATTTTCAACAAGGAAAGCATATGAACTTTCATTATACTCAACTTCCATTGACTAGCCTCTTTCTATTTTATACTTATAGTATATCAGAAATTAGCAAGCCCAAATACTTCCTTGGCAGATACAGTATGGGTATGGCTTAGAGCCACGACAACCGCCTGCTGGGGTAAAAGCATATGGTGTAAAAGCATATGGTGTAAATGAATATGCTGGTGTAAACGCATATGGTGTAAACGAAAACGGAACAAACGAATATGGCGTAAACGTATATGGTGTAAATGCAAAAGGCGTAAACGCATATGGTGTAAATGCATATGGTGTAAATGCAAAAGGCGTAAACGAATATGGTGTAAACGTATATGGCGTAAATGCAAACGGGGTAAATGCAAACGGGGTGAATGAGAATGTAGTTACTGATCCTGAGTTTGCAGATGTAAGTGAGTTTCCATTAGCATTGGTTGCATAAACATTGTATGTCTGTGCAGTTCCCTGCTCCTGTGCAACAACTACTGAAGTAGATGCTGTTGTTCCAGACTTGCCATCAGAAGAAGACCATGTG